ATGCAGTATTAGTGAGCTCTACATATCCATAACGAGTCATAAATGATACGACTGGTTCGAATGTACTTGGATCAAGAACAACACCAGAACTCATCAATGGGATATATGGGCAATAGAACGCAGCTGCATCAGCTTCGCTTGAACCCTTATAACCAACCAATACAGCTTGGCTGTCGTTTGCGTAACCGTCAACATAAACCTTCATAGCACCGTTCAATGTACCAACAAACTTAGTATTTGTAGGAGCTTCGAATGTACCTTCTGTTGTACGAGCAAATGCACTTGTTGTAGCACTTTGTAGTACTGTCAATGCAGCTGGACTTACAACTGCCCAGTTACCAGCACCACGACGTGTACGCTGAGCGATCAAGTTAGCTGTACGATTGACTAGAACAGCCAAAGCAGCGTGCTCATCACCAACGAATGTAGCTGTACCTGAAACTGCAGCTTGGTCAAATGTGTAGTCAGTTGCGGCTAGAGCACGTAGGGAACCTAGGATCTCTTGGTCGATTTCAACTGTGATTTCTTGTGCTAAAGCAGCCATGATTTCAGCTTCAACATCCAAACCGTGCATAGACTGAGCGTCTTGTGCGGCTTCAAATGTCCAACGAGCTGACAACTTGCGTGTCTTAGCTTCTACAACTTGTTTCAAGATTTGAACGTTAATACGGTTACCTGCAACGCCTTCAAGAGCTGAAGTTGTTGTAGCTTGACCAGTACTAGCACTACCAGAGTATGCTGTTGCAATCTTAAATGGACTTAATGCTTCGTCACCAGCTGTTGTACTTGTACCGTATGCAGATGTGTCATTAACAGAATCAGCATAGCGAACACGTAAAGTGTGGATCTGAGCAACTGGGCCAGTCATTGGTTGTACACCAACGATTTCGTTAGCAATAACAGTTGGCATAACACGACGGATAACTGGTAGAATTACACGGTTTAGTGTAGCTACGTTACCTGCTTGTGTTGCACCAGCAGAAGCGTTTTCTGCTAACATTTTGCGAGTGTTTTCAAGAATTACACCCATTGTTGTACGGCGTGAGCCTTGTAAGCCTTCTAGCAGGGCATCCTTGGTTTCGCCCCAACGGCTTTCTAATAATTGTTGTGTCATTTTATTTCCTTTTTCCTTTTAGGGTTTATTTAAGCCCTGCTAAACGTTTCATTTCAAACACATTAGTTTGCACTTCTGTTGTTTGAGCTTCAACGGCAGTTTTAGCAGTTTTATCACCAGTGACTACTGCACGACTCTCAGTTAATACAGTAGACTTTTCAGCAACTGGCTTAACAGCAGAATTGTTCAATACAGCTGGTAGATACTTTTCGTATGCAGCCTGAAGACGATCAGTCTGTACACTTTCAAGAAGATCACGCATGATTGCTGACTTCTCTTTATTCAAAGGCTTCAACATTTCTGCAAGTTTGTCTTTGCGTTCTGCTGATTCTTTGATAATCTTGATTTCTGTTTCTTTTGATTCAACTAAGGCTTTCTTTTCTTCAATTGCGTGAACTGCTTCAGACAATTTAGCGGTTACTTTCTCAACTTGAGATTGTAACGCACGGATTTGCTTGTTCTCATTTAAATGAGTGCCAGCAAATTCGCTTGCGAATGCTTCGAATAGACGACGACCAAACATGTTCTCGCGAGCAATTTGGATGTCTTCTTTTAGTTGAGTCAGTTCTGACTCTAACGAACTGGTTACGGCCTCTTTTACTGCGGCAGCAGACTGTTCAACGAATTTTTTCTGGATTTCAGCTAGTTTAGCTTTACCTTCAGCAACCAAGCGAACCTTAGTTTCCACTACGGCTTTCTTATCTGCTTCAAATTCTTTGATTTCTTCTGCTAAAGCGCGGATTGTAAACTGTTCAAGTTTGCCAATAGCATTCTCGTAAGTTTTACGGTCTGCACGTAGTTCTTTAATTTCTTCACTTAGTTTTGCAACCATGAAGTCATTGAACTTGCCTGCGCTTTCAACCATCTTGCGTTTAAATGCAACACGGTCTTCCGCTAATTGTTGTTTTTCGTCTGCGAACTCTTGTAGTTCAGCAGTGAGAGACTCTGTTACCATTTTGTCTAGAGCTTCAACCATTACTTGCTTGTCATGTTGGTAACGTTGAGCAAATTCTTCGCGTAATTCTGCACGAACTTGTTCTTTGGCTTCAACAATGCGGCTTTCCCAAGCTTCGCCAATGGCTTGCTTAGTTTCCTCATTAATGATTCCGTTATCCAACAATGGTTTGATAGCATCTAACATTGGATATTTCTCCTATAGTTTTAAATCTTTGATCAAGGCTTTAATGCCTTCTTGCAGGTACTTCTGTACTTTTTGATCTTGAGCGGCTTCACGTGCCGTTTCAAATACCTTAGCACCACCACGCATATTCATCAAGCCTTCATAAATGGCTTTAGGATAAGCATGAGGAGCACTAGGTTGTGCTACTATGTCTACGGTAATGATTTCAAAATCACTAACGTGTCCACTTCCTTCATTAACATTACCAGATCCACGTGAGCTTACACCTAGCTTAACGCCAGCTGTAATCATAGACTCAACTAGTTTGCCCATCGGAGTTGGTAATACTTTTAATTTGCCCATACCACAAGGACCGTCCATCCACATATCTACAATCATGTGACTTACACGGTCCAGGTTAATTTTTAGGTCATCTGGATGATCAACTTCGCCTAAGACAGAATATCCGCCTTTGACTTGGTCTTTAATAGTTGAAACAGCTTTTTCAATTTCGTGAACGGGATAAACACGTTGGTTAGCATTTTTGACGCCACCTTCAATGAATATCCCTTTCATATAGAGATCTTTTCCTTTTCCGTCGGCCGATTCTGTAGACTCAACTACAATACCGGCCCGGTCAAAAGTTAGATTCTCTTTTAGGTACAAAGCCATTATCGTTTCCTAATTATTTCGCAACAACGCTCTTAGCATTAATTGGACGACTACCGTCAGCCCCTGCTAATTTGCCTTCGCTACCAGAAGCTTTATCAGCTGCAGATAGTTTCTTGTCGCCACCAGGTGTGTTACCAACCTTACCGATTAGTTTGCCTTCACCTTTGGTGTATTCATTACTTGCTTTTGTTGGACTTGTGCCATCTTGATCAGCGTTACCGCCTTTAGAGATGTTAGCTGTACCACCAAAGTTGTTACCTGGGCCTACTGGGTCTTTAGTGTTAACTGACACTTTTTTACCAGCTGCACCAACAGCATCACCTTCAGACGCATCGCCTTGACCACCGTAGATATCGCCAATACGATCAACGTATTCACGCATCATTTCAGAAGTAGATTTGTTAGAACGAGACTCTTCAGTCTTTTTAGCTTCTTTAGAATCTTCTTCTTTTTCTTCTTCGTCGTCGCACTCTTCGTCGTCGGATTCTTCAGCTTCAAACATTGTTGATTCTTCTTCGCCGCCAACTTCTTCTTCACTACCCATGTCATCACCGGCTGGCTCTTCGCCGCCCATGATTTCGTCAAACTTAGCTAATAGCTCATCTAACTTAGCGTCGATGTCCATTACTTTGTCTTCAATTTCTTCGTGTTCTGCTTCTTCAGCATCATCACCGTGCATAGCTAGTTCATCACCAACTTCTGATTCAGCATCGTGATCCAATTCCATTTCGGAACCTTCTTCGTCTTCCTCACCAACAGCTTCTTCATGAGTGATTTCGTCAACCATGCCTTCAACGTTGTTTTGGCCGTGTACAGTTTCTTCCATAGACTCTTCGTCCATGATAGATTCATAAATGTCACGTGATTTTTCTACTACGATATCGTGAAATAATTCACGAGCTTTTTGATCTTCATCATTAATGATGTATTCAATTAACTTTTCAAACTTGTTCATAGGAACTCCTTTTTATAAATGGCTTGTATAGTATTTACAAAACTACGTAGATAATGGAGTTAAATGGGTGTTTTTTGAGGGATTTTACAGAAATGTTACGGAATTACTATAAACTAAGGGGTGCTGCACCAGCTTCTGCGGCAGGAGCATACTGTTTAGATACTTTGTCTAATTTCTTTTCGTGCTCTAATTTACGCACATCATGGCTTTGTCTTAGCTGATTTAAGTGTGCTAGTGTTAGTCTAGTTTTGCGTGTATCGGCAGTACCAAGCGCAGAATTATCTGACTTTTCGTCGTAATAACCCTTGGGTGCTGCATCAAATAATTCCATGATATTCATAGTAACTATTTACCGTTTTATCTTAAAGACCGGGGGCAGCTGTGCCGCCTGCGCCAGGACCTGCAGGTGATCCAATGGTAGGAGGGCCCAACGGAGTTACTGCTGATCCACCACCTGGTATAGCTTCTGGTCCTAATGCATCTAACTCACTATTGATTCCGCCCGGGCTAATACCGCCTGCACGTAGGCTAGGTGCTTCATTTGGTGCTAATTCAATATCACCACGTTCTTCTGCCCAACTTGTTTCGTTTTCACTTAACTCTTGTTCGGTCATACCTAAGTAGCGTTTCATTAACCAACGTTTACTAAAGTATGGCAATGGCTCTAATTGTGTAAATGTAGCAATACGTGCCGCATCAATGTCAGCTTGACGATATTGTGCAAAGTTTTGTGGTTCATTAAATGATAAATCAAACAGGCTTGAATCAATATTAAAGCCTCTCCAACGCATAAACAGTTTAAACTCTTGGTCCAACGTATCAGCAATCATATTCTGTAAACGTTGGCAATATTGGTTAAAGCGCCATTCTTGTATAAGTGCTGTACCTACACGGCCATCTGAATATGCCTGGCTTCCATCTTCTGCTGTAGTAGGCAAATAACTACTAGGAATACGTAAACCACGGAACAACTTATTAGTGAAGAAACGTAAGTCTGTAATCTCACCTAGGTTTTGTCCACCTGGAAATACGTCAACACTACTTCCACGCCCATCTGCTGTAACCGGGAAGAAGTAGTCTTCGTTTTGACTTAATGGATTGTATGTAGCATCCATCATGTTAGCATTACCACCGCCGCCTGTTTGTGTAGGAATACGACGTTGATGGATTTCGTTTTTAATACGTTCAACAAATGCCATGGCCATATGACTTGGCATGTTACCTACGTCAATCTTAAACACACGACGCTCAGGAGCACGTTGTACACGATAGATAATAAT